TCAGGAAGAAGGCGCAGAAGTGCCGCGGCTTGTTGCCGAGCTCACGATCGGCCTTGACCAGGCAGGCATAGAGTACCTGCGTCAGTTGCTCTTTGACGGAATTGCTCAGCCCGAAGGTGGCGAAACCCGGCTGCACGCCGGGCCTCACTGGATGTAATCCAGCGTTGCCAGCACGCCCTCGAACACCAAGACTGCGGTCAGCGCGAGCAGCAAAATGGTGATCGCCCATAGGGGGGGTGCCGGCGGCCAGCCCTCATCCTGATGTCCAGGCAGTTTGCCTTCCCAGTCGAAGCCCATGCTGCTACCCTTTCCGTTCGGCGCCCCTAGCCCAACTCGCGCCGATCACATCTTGCGGCGTCTCAATTTTCACCCCCCGCCCAGAGCGTCCCAGGGTGCTGAAACTACAGTTGACCCGGGCCGGTGCCTTCGCGATCGGTGCCGTGTCCGGGTCTCTTCACGCCGATCCCTCGGTCTTGCCGATTCCGTCCAGATCATAGGCGGCCCACAGTTCATCGACACTGATTGCAGCCGCCGTTCTGCCGTGGCCGGTGGCTTCGGCGACGCCGTGCAGCTCCTCGATCAGCGCCTCGCAGAAGCAGGCCGGACAAACACCGAACTGGCCGGCGATGTATTGCAGCGAGACCATCGCCATGTTGACCGCGCGGTCGAACTCCTGCTCTTCAGTGCCGCCGATCTTCATGGCTGCTGCATGTCTTTCTCAAGGTCAGCCGCCAGCCGCCGGGAGATGTCTTCGGAGAGCGCTGTCGAGCCGTTGCCGGTGCGCGCTGGGCGCGGCGGCTCCGGCTTGAGCGAAGCGGCGAGCACGCGGTAATTCAGTCCGTCGATGTGATGCTCCGGCTCGGTCGGCTCGATCGAGCGGCGCACGTCCTTGAGTGATTCCAAGACGATCGCGCATTCATAGGCTGATATCTCGCGGCCAAGCTTGAGCGAGGCCAGCGCCGCAGTGCGCTCCAAGACGTCTTCGCCATAGCGGGCGCCGCGCTCCTTCAGGACACGCGCGGCCTCAGTAACGATTCCGGCTAGCTTTTCCATGTTCTTCTCCGTCTCCATGGTTGGTGGTCTCGCGGACCACTTCTCTGCATTTTGGGCACCAGCGATAGGCGATGATGTCGTCACCGCCGAACTCATACATCGTGACCGTTTCGCTCCGACAATTCGGGCAAAGCAACAGCAATTCCGTCACGTTAGACCCCGGCAAATTTTTTCGGGATTTTAAGTGTTTGGTCGCATGACCTATTTCTTGCGCGACTTACCCTTCGGTGGGCCGCCGGCCTTCTTGTCGGCCGCCACGAATTCCTTCCCGATCTTCTTCGGGATTCCGATGTTGCTCTTCCCCGCGGCCGCTGCGCGCATCGCGCGGGCCTAGCGTTTGGTCGAGGACGGCATCTGGTTGTCTCCTTGCTTCCTTCTGGAGCTTGAGTAGTTCATCAAGATCGGCCAGCATCCTTTCAAGCACAGTATCGAGACGCTCGAAATAACGGGTGACCATCTCGCGCGAAACGGGTGGCTCAACCGCCGGCGTGAGGATCTCTTTGTGTTTAGCGATCCGGGCGCGGGTCAGTTCCTCGCGGGTGACGCCATCGAGGTTGTCGTCAGGGACAGGGTAGTCAGGCATCGGTCTCTCCTTACGGGGCGAGCTTGCGTAGCCGCGGCTTCGGCGCGCGTTTGGCCAGCCGCTCGATCTCGGCGTCGATCTCGTCCGGCGTCATCTCGGACATCGCACGCCTTTCGTCGAGTTTGCCGAGGTCTTGATTCCGGCCGATGACGCCGCTCGCCTCCCGCAGCGTCCGGCTGGCGCCGGCACGCGCCGCGGCCGGCGACTGCTTGTCGGCAGCGACGTCGAGCAGCGCCTTCATGGCGACGTCCCTGACCGCATCGACCGTCATTCCGGTCGGCGCTTCGCCGTTGGTCACTTCAGAGTTGCGAGCCATTCAGCCACCTATATCAGTCGAGGCGCACTACGTCGAAGCTGCGATCGGACTGGATGATTGCCGCCATCTGGTGTGGGTAGAGCAGCACGATCTCCGTGGACTGCGGCAGTGTCAGCGCGGCCACTGGCTTCATCTCCGGATCGCCGGGATAGGTCAGGGTGAAATCTTCGTCCAGCTCCCACAAATCCTTGCCGAACGGCGAATAACCACCACCATGCGAATAGCGATCGGCGAGCTGCTCCCTGGCCGGACGCGGATCCTCCGGCAGCAGGATCGATGGCAGGAAGCCAAGCAGGTCGCCGGCCGTGGTGTCGGAGCCGTAAACCCGGGCGGCCTCGTCGGCGAAGATCGTCCAAGTGATCATGAGTAGCCCAACGTACTTAGCCAGACACTCGCCACAATGCAGAAGCCGACAAGCGGCATGCCGATCGAGGCAAAAAACCACAGCACTCCCATGAGTGTGCAAAATACGAGTACGGCGCTCATCGTTCATTCTCCTTTGGGGGTTGCATACAAGGGGGAATATGCGCCATCCTGCAACCCACCGCTTGCTGCGCAGCGCCATCTCGTTGTGGATAGCTGCCAACAAGCTAATCGTCAAGGAGGATGGCGGTGCCGCCCGAGCGGAAGCAGTACGAGAACCTGACGGTGCGTTTTTCGGACGGCACCCTGGCGCGGATCACGGCCGCACTGCGCGGCCGCGAGAACCGGGCTGATTTCATTCGGGCGGCGATCGCCACCAAGCTGGCGATGCGCGAGCGCAAACGTCCGCCCGAGGATGAAGACGTGGACGCTTCCTAGCCGGCCAGTCGCTTGTTGTTGGAGATGAAGGCGTTCTGGGCGATGTCAAGCCGCTGCGGATCGCCCTGCAGGTTCGAATCCGGCTCGAAATCGCTGTAGATCTGCTTGAGCTCCTCGACGCTCTTGGCCGCCTCCATGGCCTCCAGCAGACCGCTCAGATCGAAGGCGGCATACTCATCTGTTTCACGTGAAACGGGCTCTTCTTCCGTCTTCGCAGGCTTGCGCACGCTCTCCGGGCTGGGCGGCTGGCGACGGGGCTTGGGCGCCATGGGGATGGGCGCTGGCGAGATATCGACCGGCTCGGTGAAGCCCGTGGCCGGCATTGCCGTGTCCTCGTCCAGGGCCGCGGATATGCCGAAGGCGAGGCGCACTGCCTGAATGAAGGCGCGATGCCTGAGCATGCGTGCCGGGGCCTTGCGCCACGCCTCGCTGTTCGGGGCGACGCACTCGGCCAGGAATTCCGTCACTGTGGTCGGCCGCGATCTGTCTTTTCTGTACATGCTGCAGGTTACCGCTTCGATCGCGCCATCCTCGCCTTGGCTGTAGGTGAACTCGGCGCCATCATAATTTGGGTCGCGATTGGCGAGCCGACTGTAGCCATCGATCGAGATATAGGTTGAGATCTTACCCCTTGATTTTATTAGGAAAATCTCCTTCGCGAACGGATCGAGATCGAATTTGTGCGCGAGCTGCAAAAATGCAGCGAGCTCCTCCATTGAAGTGTCTGGTGGCGCGATGACCTTCATTAAGGTCGAGATTAATGCGTCCTTCTGCATGTGCCGTTCGGTGGCGAAGGTCTCGAAGATCGACAGCGACTGTGTTGGTGCGTTCACTTCATAGTCTCCATTCGTGCGGTTAGAGGCAGGATCACTCGGCTGCGGTGAGGGTCCGTTCCTGCTCTAATGGCTCTTCCGGCTCGCGCTGCCGGCGCCGCTTCAGGATCGCCTCGCGGTGACGTAGCTCGTTCTCGACGGCAGCTCGCAGGAAGTGCGAGCGGATCTCGCCGCCCTTCAGAACCTTGTCCATTCGCTTCAGCGTGCCCTTCGGCAGCCTGGCCTGCATGATGTCGATGTTGATGTCAGCCTTTTTGGGGGTAGGCATAGTGTTGTGCTCCTTGTCAGCATTTCCTCGTTATTTTTGCATTAGCTCTTGTGTCCCGTCAAGGAATGTGTCTACCTTGGGCTTGTAAGGCAGTGGATAGTACAGGGAGTAACCAATGTACCCAAGCAATTTGGGCAGTCCGGCATACAATTACTTCGCGCTGATCGTGGCCATTCGGGATCTGGCCATGGAGAACGGTTGCACGGTGTTGGCGACCGCCAGGCTCAGCGAAATTTCAGAGGCGCTCACGCGCGCCATCAAACGCAGGGAGGAAAGCAGCAATGACGAACGGTAATGGCAACGGCAACGGTAACGGCAACGGGCACGATGACCCCTTCGATGACGGCGACGATTTTGAACCGCGGAAGAAGGAACTGGTCCGCATCGTCGATGATGTGAATGACTTCAGGCAGGCGGCGCAGGGGAGGCTAATCGATGAGATCGAGAGCCTGCTCCGCAACCAGCCGCACTACGACGAGGTCAAGCCGTATGTGCTGTCGGTGGCTGGCATGGGGCCGTCGATCTTTGGCTCAGCCAAGTATGACGAGGTCGGCTGCATGTTCCACATAAAGCGGTTTGCCGATGCCAACGGTTATCCGCTGATGGCAAAGGCGACCGTCGCCGAGATCGCTCCGGCAACCAAGCGCGCTTTCACCCGCATCGGAATGCCGTGGAAGCTCATCCGCAAGCAGGGCGTCCTCAATCGCATCGAACAGCGGCGGGCACTCAAGGACGACCGTCCGGAAGCGGCCGAGTGAGCCAGGCTCGCATCAACCAATGGGCTGGCTTCGCGCCGGCCCTTTTTTCTATTTCTGGAGGATGACATGTCTGAAGACAACGTCGCCGCATTCCCGTCCGTCTCTGAACGGCTGGTGAAGCGGGCCATGCATGCCAAGGAAGAATATCTGAAGGGCCGACAGCATGCCGTCGAGGCGGTGATCGAGTTCGGCGCCGCCCTGCTTGAAGGCCGCAACGCCTTCCCGAACAACAAGGCATTCGCGGTCTGGGTGACCGATACGGCCCTCGACCAGGGGGATCCGTGGAGCGATCCGCGCGAGCGGTCGAGCGCCATGCAAATCGCCGGGGTCGTGTTCGGGAATGGTCCCGAAGACATCTTCAAGGACTGTCCGCGTACGCGCCCAAGCGACATGATGAAATGGTACCGGAAGCAGCACCCCGGATCCGTCAGGCCGAAGGCGCCGGCCAAGAAGAAGGCTGCGCAGCTCAAGCTTGTGCTCAATGAAGAGCAGCAGCTCGCCAATGCCGAGTTCACGCCCAAGGGCAAGATCTCGATCGAGAAGGCGATCGCGCTGCACAAGAAGAGGTTGGACCGAACCTTTCAGCAGAAGGTCGGTGAGGAGGTGCGGCGCGAGATCGATCGTGCCGATAGCGCCGCCCGGCAGCAGCTCGCTCAGCTCCGCAAGGAGAACCTGCAGCTCTCCCAGATCGTGCGCCAGTCGGCGGTGTTCCCGCCCGACGACTACAAGACGATCTTGGCCTGCCTGCATCCCGATAACAGCGCCAGCCAGGACAAGCGGGCGCGGGCCTTCGATCTGTTCAAGCAGAAAGAGCGGAGGTTGGTGGGCCAATGAGTGTCTTCAGCACGCTCAACGCAACCAACGGCAACGGCGCCGGGCAGCGTTGGGGCAACCGCCTGACCGACGAGGATCGGCAGCGGATCCGCCTACGCAACATAGGGATCGCGAACGCAATCCGAGAGGGGCACACGCATGCCTCGATCGCCGAGCAGTTCGGCGTCTCGACGGCAACGGTCAGTCACATCAAGTGCTACGATATGCAGGGCCGCTCGCGACCCCGT